CTTTCCATCTGACCGGAAGCAATTAGGCAATAAGGGTAGACATGGCGCTGCCACCCGTGGGCGTATTTGCCGAACTCGTATTTAGATGTGGATTTTATGTCATAAACAACATCCTTTCGGAGTTCGTCGATAAATCCGTATAACTCCACATTTCCGTACTGGGTAGGAAGAATGGCGGATACATAGACCTGACTTAATGAGCCTTTGAAATACTCTGCCTGTTCTATACACCATTGTCTGTCAAAAAGGAAATGCCGTGCAGGTGCGATATCCGTTGCTGGAAAAGCTACTTGTATGGTATTGGTTTCCTTATCGCCAATGATGGAGTAGGGGGAACGCTCTGTCGGCACGTGATTTTCGCAATGGACATAGCAGTCAATGATAGCATTGAAGGCTGTTCCCTTGTCGGCTGCTTCACTCTCAAACGGTACACGGTTGATAGCATCCAGAAGGTCTTGCTTCAGGCTCTCTTCGATTTCTTCCGGAGAGCGTTTATACTCTCCGGTTTCATTATCAATGTTCCAGAAGTTTTCCACTTCTTCATCAGCTCTCAGATACTTGTCGAATTTGTCAAGTAATGAGGGATAGATTTTATAACTAGGCTGCTTCATATATTTTTTTGACTTTGTCGAATTTCAATCCTAATTCCTTGCATCTTTTATTCAGTAGCATACCTGCTTGTAATTTGCTGTCGAAGATATGCTGCAGGCTCTCCAGTGATTGTTTCACTTCGTTGGCCGTGTCCGCATCCGCTACCATGGCTATCTGTTCCTTGATAACTTCCATAAGACCTTCATATTCGGAGGACAGTTCTGCCTGTTTTTCCTGATAGGTCTGATAAGTGTTTACAATCTTTGTCATAAAGTCGTTCGGTCCGGTGATTGTACCTTCTGCATTAATGATAACTGGTATCTTTATGCGTGCCGGAAGATTGCAGGTATTCTTACCGTAGAATTTCTCGCACGGATCAAAAGAGATGGTTCTGTCCTTACCTATGGCTTCCATATAGCCTACAAGATCAAGCTCTTTAATCAGGTCACCGGCAGAAGAACCTCCGATTTCCGGGCGTATCTGTTTGTCTTCTCCGTTCTTTTCCTCGCGTTCATGGGCTACGAATATTACTGATTTACCCATTAGTGTGACTTGGTTTACGAAGTTGATGAACATATTCTTTCGTACTCCATATCCTTGCAGGGACAGTGTGCCATCCGCTTTCTTCATTTTGGGATTGTTTTTCATTATATATTTATCCATGAAGGATAACATTTTTCCTGCCGTATCAATAACGATGGTCTTGTATTCGGCAATTTCTCCGCTCGTAAGAACTTCATCCACCTCTTCCCATTTGGAAATTTGTACGGTGTCTACACGGTGGGCTGCATTCACACGGTGAACGCCACCGTCAAAGTCCAGGAGTAGTGGCTGGGGAGAGCTTAACGCCAGTGTGGTCTTTCCCATACCAGGTTGTCCGTAGATTAATGCCGACAGGGCATTCTTAACTGTCAGTTCGTTAGGTTTTTTGATAAGTCCCATAATCAATAATTTTTAGTGGTTAATAAATGAGTTAAAAAAAATAGTTCCCGGATAGTCGGCCAGGACACACCGGGATAAATAAGGATATAGAATATAACATATAAAGAGGGCTCTCACCTCACGCTGTCCTTTCCAGCGGCTTTGGGTTAAATTATTATCTAACAAATTGCTCTCTGCTTCACTGCCTTGAAGTCTCTAACATGGCTACGTTTATAAGGGTGTACGGCTCCCTCTCTTTGGGTGTGGGTAATACAGGATTCGAACCTGTATCTGTATTCCTCCTGAAAACAATCACAAACCGTCTGAACGTAAAGAAAAAAGTGAATACCGCTTTTCCATTAAGCTAATTACCCGTGTGGCTTATGCCACTTTCTTTTTTAATTTTCTAGGCTTCCTTGGCATTTTGACCTGTGCATAACGCAGGACATCACTGGCATTGCAGAACCATTTCCCGTTTTGTGCGCATGTAGGCTTGTCGGAACGTATTTTGTTTTCTTCGATCAGTCTGATAAGCCTTCCTATGCCTCCAACTATTTTGGCCGCTTCTCTTTTACCGAATGTATGGGTGTCCATGATGGCTAGGATGTCTGCTAGCCGTGCTTCTGCCGTTCCATCAAATAAGATGGATGTCCGTAGTTGGTTGTTAACTGTATAGTTCATAATCTGAATCTGTTTTTGTTCGTCTTGTTCTTGATACTTGGGTGGTTCTTGTCTTTGCTCTGCTCCTGCATTGTCTCATGTCGGGATGAAAATCCAATGCGGCAATGACAAGGAACAGGATGGAGAAGAATAGCTCAAGCCCGTGTTTACGTATCTCTTTTATATCGAAGTTGATCTTCATGCGCTCACAGAACATGTATAATACAAGCTCGGTATCTTTGGAAATACCCAGCTTTTTGTATATATCCCGCTTCTGTGCTTTGATGGTCCATTCCGAGCGTTGCAGACTGTCGGCCACTTCCTTGTCGGCCAAACCCTTGCAATATTGTTCGGCGACAAGATGCTCGCGCTCTGATAGCGTAATCATGAAACACGCTGGATTTTGAACTCTCCGCGCTTGCGGTCAACCTCTCCTGTTCGTTTCCAATCGGCATTTTCTACACACATCTCCAATCTTAGTCTGGAAATGGTTGTGTTGACGGAAGATATCGCACGCACAGGGAACACAACGATATCACCTACCTTCATCGCTCTCAATGTGGCCGCCCAATTTTCTGTTACTTTTACCATATTACTTCAATTTAGCGAGTTTAACAATGTTGTCTAGAGCATTAATGCTGCTTTCGTGTCGTGCCTGTAGGCGGGTGAACGAATCGAGCCACATGTCGCTCTGTTCCTTGACTTCTTTAAGGTCTTGTTCCAGTTCTTGCACACGTCTTACAAGGTCTTCGTGTGTCATGCTTTGTAATTCTTCTACTGTTGTCATAGCTTTATTTTTTTTGATTTTCAATATTGTCAAGTTCGTTGCTTATCACTAATGATGTTACCGCGAAGGCGGTGGATGCTATCCAGAACCATACGCCCATATCGCACATGGTAATAAGGAGTATCGTGTATGATACTGCGCATAATATTGATATTGCTTTCATTTGATTGTGTATTAGTTTGTGCCCCGATAACCTCTCTCTGGTCTTCCCACCGGAGTTGTCAGCTACTGTTCTTCACTGCATAACCGTTCGGGGCATGATCGCCCTTACTTCGCCCGGCTGCTTGCATCGACCTTGTTACAGGCTGCTTGCTTCGACCGTTAGTTCTCGCGTCCTCTATGCTGGGATTGAGGGTAAGCGCCAGTATCGCTTTCTGGAACGGATTGCTAAGGGCAATCACTCCATGTAGTTCCTGCCATACCTTTTACGGATTGTTTCCGGTATCGAGACCGGACAGGATAATCCTGATTAATGTCCTTATTAATCTCCGCAGTACTGGGAACCTAAATATCCACGGCTGTTGGAGTTGTAGCAGTCTGACCATTCGGCTTTGAAAGTGACTTTTTCTGCTTTGACCGGAGTGAACACCTTGTTATTTCTTTCTTCCTGTTGTCTTGCCAGCTCTTCCTGCATTGTAACATTCAGTTTTGCCAGTTTCCATGTTGATTTCAGAACTTCACCGAAGGTCTTGCCTTGTTTCTTGCCTACATACTTGTAAGTTCTGTGGGCATCTCTCATAATCTGTCGTAAATCGAATCTTTTCATTGTCTTACCTCTTTTTAGTTAGTCAATATTTTTGCACTTCCGAACTATTTTTCGTTCCTTTGTGCTGTTGTTTATTGTTTGATGTTGCAAAGATACTAACATCACTGATATATCAATGATATTAGCCTATAAATATCACTGATATTAACTTTAATTATCATTATAGGCTTAATATATTAGTGATATGTACGATTTGAAAGGATTTAGACAGGCTTTTAATCTTACTCAAAAGCAATTGGCAGAGATTCTAAAATGTCAGCAGTCAAATATCTCTGGAATGGAAAAGACTATGAGAGACTTAGAACCGATACAGAAAAAAAGGCTGGAAGAAGCATACGGTTCTGAGTCCGTGGCTAAATTTGTTGTATCTTCTTTTTTGGAAAGTACGATAAATGATAGTCGAAACAAAGGGGATATGGGAGGCTACACTACATATCTTCTTCCCATGTCAGCTATGGGAGGAACGCTTACGGGTTTTGCGGCTCCAGGCGCAATGCTCCAAAATTGTGAGGCTATAATTTCACCCATTGAAGATGTAGACTTTGCCATTACAGTATATGGAGATAGTATGGCACCTGAATACCCCTCAGGTTCCCGTATTTTGATAAAGAAGATAAACCCCAATATTTTTATAGACTGGGGTAAAACATACGTTTTGGACACTGCAAATGGGGTTATAGTAAAGGAACTCCATGAATGCAAGGGTAAGGAAGGTTATGTGAAATGCCATTCGGTTAACCCGGACCCGAAATTCTCGGACTTTGACGTTCCTTTGTCAGAGGTGTACGGCGTATATCGAGTACTTATGTGTATGTCGGCAAAATAAGAAAAATATGCTCAACTGGAAAAATCTGAACGGAAAGAAATATCTTCATTTTGTTCCGGATGAAGAATGCACATGTATATATGTAAATGTTCCTATACGCGCTATCTTATATGAAGGATATAAGACATGCTTGATTAGCTCAGGAGACTTCATCATTTTAAAGCCGATTGGTCAAAAATCTTTTTCACTAAAGTCTGAATATTCAGGCGTCTTGACTTATATGGCTAAAGAATGGGAGATGCATGGAGTGCTATTTTCTGATACTGAATCTGATTTATTGTATATTGATACGTCTGAATCTAGTATTATGGAGTATAAAAAATGGATTGATGAGTTGGAAAACAGGAGAGCAATAAATAAAATAAAAGAGAAGCTTCTTGCAAAGAAACGAAAGCAAGACTTAGAAAAGGCTGCACTGCAAGAGTTAATGGATGAGGGAGAAATCTTTCCGGAAGCAAATAAGCGA